AACTTGCCTTTGTAAAACATTGGTATTCAATATTTGTTTTAGAAACTGTGCAACCACTACAACCCCAAACTACTACGCCAATAAAAAGCACGTACCCAATCATATAACGCCATTTCATTAAGTAAACAGGGCTTTTACTTCGTCAATCGTTATGCCTAGTTTGTCGGCTACTGCTTTTTTTGCTTGTTCCCGTTTAAGAATTTCCGCGGTTAGGTCATAGGCAGTAGCGTTAATTTTTTCAATTTCGGCAATTTCGGTTTTTGTTGCTTCGCGGTCTATTCCGTCTGCGTTAATAATCATAATGTTTTACCGTATCCATAAATTGTGTACGAACCTGTAATAGTTGACGAAGCTGGGGTAAATCCAATTCCGTCATAACTTGTTGCATTGGTATTGTTTGACCAATACTGAAAAATTTGACCTGCGTTTTGACCCATGTTTAATAACATTTGTGTTGCTGCAGCAACTTGGGGATTAAATAAGTCAATCGCCCACCATGACGCGGTAGTTGTTGTTGAACCTGCAGGCCATGAGGCTTGTGATACTGCGCTAGAAGAAGTTACAGTTGCACCGCTTAAAAGCAAAAGTTGCCAGTTGTAGTTAGTTGTTGCCGCTGTACCACTAGCGCGAAGCGTAATGCTCATTGCTGGGGCACCGGCGGCGGTTGTTGAAGTCATCAAAATTCGATAATTGGTATATGAACTAGTAAAAACGCTGTCGGCGGTTACGGCTGCCGCCCCGCTAAACGCGGTTTCTGCTTTAACTACGGTTAAACCTGCTGTGGCTGGCGTCTTGTCCGACGGCAAAAATATTGCAGCGCTGGCGCTAGTAAAATAAAGTGTGCCGCTTTGCCATTGTGCCAACGCTAATGAACCTGCCGTTGTAACCGTGCAAGTCCCCGCTGTAACTGTTGACGTGCCGGCACCAATGTTTTGCAAAATTAAAGTGTCGCCTGCTGCGAAAAGTCCGCTGTTTACGGTAATGGTTGTGGCGCTTGCGTTTGACATAACAACGCGGGTGCCTTTGTCGGCTGCAACTAGCGTATAACTGGCAACCTTGTTGCTAACTGTTTGGTTGTAGTCGTTGGCCTGTAATGCGTCCATTTGGGCTGCGGTTAAAACCTGCCCTGCGGTAAAATCTTGAATAGCCATAACTAAAGACTAGGTCACCCAAGCACGTTCAATGCGTCAATTACGCCAAATTCGGCGTTGTCAAGTATCAGTTCAAACACAATCGTTGTAGGGGTAGTAAACAAACTGACCCGGTGGCCACTTAGGTTTATGACGTGCTCGACGCCCTCTACCGAAAGTTCCTGTGCCAACGTGGTTGTTGTTGCACCTGTAACAAAAGTTCGGGTAATGCTTATGGTGTCCGAAATGTCAATGATTGCCACGGTGTCCCGTTGGGCGTTGGTTAGGGCACCAAATACGGTTTCTATGCTGTTGTAGCGGGCTTCGGGGGTGCCGTTTAAAAGGTAGGTTGCGGCCGCTGCTAGTTCGGTGTCATCTAGCAAACTGTTTGTAATGCTGTAGGTCTGCACAAAAAATGCGGCTTGGCTTGCCAAATCGTCCGCCGTGGCGGTAGCGGTACCAAGGTTTTCAACGTAGGCCCTATTGGTCACGCTGTCGGCTTCAAAGGTAATGCCAAGGTTTGTGTACGGTACGCCCGTTCCGTCGTCCATAAAGTCAATTACAGGCCCACTAAGTGTTGTGCCTACCCGCGGGGTAAAGGTTAAAACGCCTTCGCGTGACACAAAAAAGCGGCCGAATTCGGCGGTTTGGTTTACTTGCAAAAGGTATGCCAAAACGTTTGACCCGCCTGGCACTGTGTAAGCGGCGTCGTGCCCAAGGTCTACGGTGCCAACGTCAATATTACGCGCTGCACCTACTGGGTAGTTCACTTCGGGCAGGTCTAAAACGGTTTCTATGCGTTCGCCTGACGTTTCAACACCAACGTTTAATTCGTCCATAAACGTTTGGCTTAACAAATAGAAATTGTCTGCACAATAAACCGTTACGGTGTCCAAGCCGTCCAAACTAAAGTTGTAGTCATAGTTCAAAATCTTGCCGCGGTAAAGGTATTCGGGGTTGTTGGCAATGTCGTAGCGAATTAACTCGACGGCACGCAATGGGGCTAAACCCGGCAACGCTTCGGGGGTGTTGTAGTACGGGCCGTTTTCGTCAAACGGATTAAAAATGCCGTCCACGTCGTTAATGGTGAAAGTCATGGTGCCCGCTGCGAATTGGTCCCCAATGTCACGGCGTCCGCGCCTAATGCTTATTTGGGTAGTGCTGTCGGTTACGTCGGCAAAATCGGTTACTGGCCCCAACGGGTAAACGCCGTCTAACAATCCTTTTGTAGCGCTGTCAAGTAAAAAACTTCCAACGTCGTAGCCGGTGTCAATTAAAAGCGAATAGTTGCCGGCTTGGGTAATGACACTGCCGGGCATTATCTAAAACCAACTACGGGTACTTCAAGCGGGCCGTTTTGCCGGGTAAAGGCTTTAAGGCTGTCGGCGACAACTCGGCCAATTTCTGCACTTGTTGCCAATCCACCGTTAACGTTTACAATAATTGGTTGACCGTCGCCTGCAGATTGTTTTGAAACTCCGTCATTATTTAAAGGGCTTGCAATTGGCATAGAAATTGGTTGCCCTGCAGTAATTTTAGTAAAGGAAATGTCAGTTTCGGCTTGCTCTAAAAGGGCAAGTAACTTTTTGTTGCTTAGTTTTGGGTTGCTTAAAATCTTTTCATATTTGGCTAAAACGCTTTCAATGCCTTTTACTAAGGCGGTGCCTTGGTCAACGCCTGCTTGGTAAAAACGGCCTGCACTGTCTAAACCTAGTTTGTCGGCTACTTTTTTAATCGTCTCTACTAGTTGGTTTACGCCGCCAGGGCCTGTAATGGCTTCCTGACCGCCTGCAATAAGTTCGGCGGCAATTGCTGCGCCTGCCTGTCCACCTGCGTTTAAAACGGCGTTCAATGCGTCTAGTGACAATCCGCGGGTAAGCAACAAGTCCACGTCATTTGCGTATTGTTTAATGCCGGATACTTGGTCGGTTAGCCCTGCTAAAAAGCCTGCCCCTGTTTCGTCACCTGCGGTTTTAGCGTCCCCAAAATTGAAGGCGTCAGAAATGCTAGAAGCAACTTTTTCGCCAAAATCGGCAAAAGCGGTTTGTGCGTCGTCAAGTTGTGTTTTGGCTTCGTCTAAAGCCTGGGCCAATTTGTCTTTAATGGTGTCGTAAAGTTCGTTTACCTTTTTGGAAGCCCCACCGCCGGCAGCACCCAAGCCTTCAAATCCTGTTGTAACACCATCTACCTTAGGTTTTAATAGGTCCGCTTGGCCACCTAGTCGAGCACTGGCGGCTTCGGCTGCGCGCATGGCGGCCTGTGTGTCGCCAATAGCAATGTTAACGCTATTTAATTTCATTTCTAATTCAGTGACTTTGGAAATGCCAAGGTCGCCTAATTCGTCGCCTAATTCTTGACTAACACCAATAACCCCGGCGAGCCCAAGAGTCATGTCGTTTAAAGCGTCTACAACGCCTTTTTTCATATTTGCAAAAGTTAATTCAACGGCTAAACCAAACTTTTTCATGTAAAGGCCAGTTAATCCCATGTTGTCCACAAACGCGTCAAACGCACCGCCGATACCTTTTTTGCCTAACGCGTCAACGGCTGCCTGTGTAGCGTCCGGCAATTTGTCTAGCGCGTCTTTGAAGTAACGGTTGTTTAATATGGCGTAGCCAATTGACTCGGTTACTTCGTCAAACACCACGTTTAGGCGTTTTAGTTTGCCTTCAAACGTGTCGGCCGCTGCAGCGCTTGCACCGCTAAATTGTTTTTCAAGTTCTTTTTGGGCAAGCGTAAAGTCTTTGCTTTTAATAATTGCAGGGTCTAACGCAATGCCAAGTTTTGTTAGGGCACCTAAATTTCCGTTTTGCGCTTTAGCCAACGCAAGGCTTGCGGTTTCCAAGTCAACGTTTGCGCCTGCAGACAGGTCTAACGCAAGTCCAAGTAAATCTTGGGCTTTGCTTAAATCCCCTGTTGCTCTAACCAACGTGGCAAGCGACGGCCTAAGTTGACTGTCTGCCACGCCCGAAGCAAATTGCATTTTGCCTATAAAATCCTCGGTAGCGCTCACCATTGCTTTTGTTGCGCCAACGCTGTTGCGTAGTTGTTTGTCTAAAAGTGCAACGCTTTTTTGGTCCTCGGCTGCGGCCTGTAACGCTTTAGTAATACCAACGGCAGCGGCACCAAACGCGGCGGTAACTGCAGCACCAACAAGCGCACCCGTTTTGCCAAACTTTTTAAATACCTTTTCGGCAGCGTCAATGCCGGCGTCGCTAAACGTTGTAATAATTGGAATATTTATAGCCATTAGCGAACCTTCAATTTTCTATTGGTCATTTTCATAACGTCCTGAACTACAAGCATGACGTCGGATTGCACTGCAGGCTTGTTTTTTTCTACGGCTTTGTCAATAACGCGCGGTTGGCCGCCTTCCTCTTTTATAAGGTTGGTGACAAATAGCCCGGACGTGTTGCGCCCTGCGTGGTCATATATTACGCCTGCGGCGTCGGTGGATTGCACAACCATCAGTTTGTACGGTTTGGCA